CTAATACAGATCAGAAACTACAAATACTAGAACAAATATTAATGTTGTTTAATCCTAGTTTAGAAATACAAACAACAGATAACTTTGTTGACTGGACTAGTTTAAGCGTAATAAATTTAGAAAGTATTACATTTAGCAGCAGAAGTATTCCTGTAGGTGTTGACTCAGAGATAGACATAGCTACATTAGGATTTAGTACTCCTATCTTTATATCACCACCAGCAAAAGTAAAACGTCTAGGAGTTATTACAAGTATTATTACAAGTATATTCAACGAAGCAACTGGATCTATTGACTTAGGAATAAGTTCAGGTCAAGGTATACTTGAAAACAATAACTGGACTATTCGTGAAGAAAGAACAACTGTCGGTGCAGACGGAACAGTTGAAACAACAGTCGATAAGGGAGAGTTTCCAAATACCGGAACAGGAGAAATGGACTTTAACGTTAAACGAACATTTGTTCCTGCTGCATTAGGAAGTGCAAATGGTAGTATTGGTATACTAGGATTAGGACTTTATATCAAGGGCGGAAAAGCATACGTTATTGACAAGGGCGAAGTCGGTACTGTAAATTGGAATGGAATATTTGAACAAGTACCGGGATGTTATACTGCCGGTGTAAGTCAGATACGAATTTCAAACGGTGATGGTACATATATTATTGGCTACATAACTGTTAATCCATTAGATCCAACAGAGTTAATTGTCGATTGGGACGAAGATACATTTCCTGCAAATACTGTGTTGACTAGTAGTGCAAGAAATCCTAATAGTTATACTAGCATGGATTACATTATTGATCCTCTACGTTGGAACCCAACTACTAGATTGGTTGTAGGGTTACGTTTACTAATATTAAGCAAAGTGGGCAACGACAACAACGACGACGGAGCAGACGGATGGAAGAGTACAAACAGTCCGTTTGGCGAGTTAGTGGCGGGCGAGAATGATATAATTGAGTGGGATGGCGATCAGTGGAATGTTATTTTTGATGCAAGTGAAAATGCAAATCCTATTTTTATAACTAATCTAGCAACAGGAAGTCAGTATAAATGGACTGGCGAATATTGGACTAAAAGTTTCGAAGGCGAATATTCACAAGGATCTTGGGCGCTGTTTCCATAACGCTAATTATTAGTATGAAAAGTATTGTTTGTTCCGGTGCACTGTTTTATACATTATCCACTAGTAGATTTTTATTACTTCATAGAACGCAATCTAAACAAAACAATGTTTGGGGTTTAGTTGGCGGTACAAATGAAGAACGTGAAACTCCGTGGGAAGGGTTAAAACGAGAAATAACTGAAGAAATAGGGACTATGCCTGATATTAAAAAAGTTATTCCGTTGGAAACATTTATAAGTAACGATGAACATTTTAAATTTCACACATACTTGTGTGTAATTGACCATGAATTTGTTCCTACTTTAAACAATGAGCATGACGGATATGCCTGGGTTAAGTTTGGAAGTTGGCCAAAACCCTTGCATACTGGGTTGGCCAACACTCTTAGACGTAAAGCAAATCAGCAAAAATTAGACACAGTTTTTAAGATTGTTGATTTAATTTCGTAAACTGTTCTTTTAGCCAATCAAAGTCGTTGATTTTTCTTAACGCTTCGATGTTGCCTATATTATCTATACCGTACTGCTTACCTGCATTTGCACCAGCAATACAATAATCGCCAAATTCTTTATCCTTGCCACGAGTACACCAGACGTTTAATCTAAAATCAGTTTCCTCGTCTCGCTGGCCGTCAATGGTTTTTGATGACAATTTTACACATTCTCTAAACGCACTTCTCCAAGTACTAAACGGATCGGTATTAAATTTAGTAATATTGGAAACACGGTTTATAGACTTAAACAATGTAGATATACTTGTAGTCATGTCAGGCTTGGTTGTGTCCATGGTTAGTGTTAACTCTTTAGGTAACAACTTTACTGCACCATATCCGTATACTAAGTTATTAATAGGGTTCAGTGATTTCCAAACGTGAACTGTTTTTTTACTATCAGGGTCGTATGTTGGAATATAGTAATCAAAATTAAAATTATCAATAATCTCGGCATCAGCATCAACAACCCAGATCATTTCAGACGAACAAAGTCGTGCTGCTTCAATATGTGCTTGGTGTATGCCTTGTACTCCGTGTACACGCTTTGCGTTAGGAAATCTTTCTTTTAATTTACTATAATTTGTATCTGCATGTTCTTCGTCTTTGCTTATAAACACAATGTCATAAGTTTTTGGATTGCTTGCTACAATGTCGTATTCTTTCTTTTCTAAATAAAATCTATGTGTTACTTCGTGTTCAATTGCTGGAAGTTTTTTACTCATTAAAGCTACGCCATCGTATGCACTGCCGTTTTTAAAGATGTGATGTATACTTCTTTCAAACCATTGATTGTGTGGAAAATACAAATCAAATTTAAAATTATTTGCAATGTCAACATCATCAGGAATTGACCAAAACATTTCTGTTTTTGAGTTTTGCACTGCATTTAAATAGTCGGCGTAATTCTTTATAATAAACTTATCATAAACAACTGGACCACTTGCAACTATATCCCATTCTTTTCGTTTTGCAATTAATCTGTGTTCTACTTCTTTTTCAGTTAACACTATTTTTTTAGTACACAAAAATAATCCATCAAACGAAATTTCGTCACCGCATTTATGTTTAAACACGTGATTTATGTTTCTATCAAATGTCTCGTGATGACTAAAGTACATGTTTAAATTAAACGTATCAGAGATTTTTATATTATGTGTGCCCATCCAAAACATGTCGGTAGCTGATTTTTCAAGAGCATCTAAATATTGATCATACGTGTCGATAAAAAAGAAATCATACGGCTTAGGATACGATGCAACAATATTATGATCTTTTTTGTTTACATAAAATCTTGTATCAACTTCTTTTTGTGTTGCAACAGCGTGTTTACTAAAAAGAACAACACCGTCTCTATAGTCTCCGTTAAACATAACATGATTTATTTTTCTATCATATTCATTTGAATGATTAAAATTCATATCGAATCTAAAATCACTTAATACAATTACATCCGAAGGAACGCCCCAGAACAATTCTGTTTTTGAATTTTCCAATGCATTTAAATAGTCATTATAATTGTTAACAGTAAACTTTTCATATTGACCGTTTGTAGATACAACAGTATTCCACTCTTTTGCATTAACTATAAATCTGTGTTCTATTTCTTTTTCAGTAATAGGTTTATGTTTGCTTAATAAGAATACGCCGTTAAATTTTATTTCGTCAGTATCTTTATGAGCAAATGCATGATTTTGTTTTCTATCATATTCGTTGTCGTGAGTAAAATAGATTTTATCAAGTTCAGTTTCGTTTATTTTAATGTTGTGTGATAACGCCCAAAACATTTCAGTTTTAGTATTATCTAGCGCATCGATATAATCGTCAAATGTTTCTATATAAAACTTATCATAAACAACTGGACAACTTGTAACTATGTCCCACTCTTTTGCGTTGACAATGAATCTATGTTCTATTTCTTTTTCAGTAACAGTCTTGTGTTTTGAAATTAAAAATAAACCGTTTCTATAGTTTTTACCGTCAACTTGATGAATGAAGCTATGATGTGTTTTTCTGTCGTATTCATTTTCATGTAAAAAATACAAATCAGGAATTGTAGGAGATATATTGCTACTACTCATCCAGAACATTTCGGGTCCATTGGAATTTAGTGCAGTTAAGTAATCGTTGTAACTGTCAATGTTGTATACAGGATACTTGACTGGACCAGAAACAATAACATTCCATTCTTTTCGTTCAACAGGATGTCTGTATTCAACTTCTTTTTCGTTTAGTGCTTTACATGTACTGCACAGTATTAAACCATTTTTATATAACTCACTGTTTACTTTATGTAAAAATACGTGTGTTTGTTCACGATCAACTCGATTGTGCCAATCTATGTAAAAATTGTTTATATAATCGTGATCTACAGAAATGTTATTTGTAGATACCCAAAATAGTTCTGTTGTAGTGTTGTCTAGTGCATTTAAATAATCATTATAATTTTCTACGTTGAATACATCATAGGGTTTCGGATGTGATGCAACTACATCCCATTCTTTTTTTTCTATATAAAACCGATGTTCAAACTCTTTTCTAGTTACTGGACTTCTTTTAGAAAAAAGTACTATTCCATCATACGAGTCTTTGTTTTTAAAAACGTGTGTAATATCTCTATCAAACATGTTATAAAAATCAAAATTAATTGAAAAGTCAAAATCTTTTTCAACTATTACGTCTTTTGGAACATGCCAAAACAATTCTGTTTTTGAAGTTTTTAATGCTACTTCATAGTCTTCATACGTGTCAAAAGAAAATATTTCGTAATTTCTAGGTTTACTTGCTACTTGTTTTATTTGTTTCTTTTGTGCTAAGAATCGATATTCCAATTCTTTATCTGTTGGAATATAGCTTTTAGGCATTAACACAATACCATCAAACTTATCATTTTTTCCATTACCGAATAAATGGGGATATTTAAAACTCCACTCGTCTGGTTCGTAATCAAACTCAAATGTTTTATCTACAATTAAATCGTCGTACACAATCCAAAACATATCTGTTACTGCTACTCTCATAGCATCTTGATAGGTTTTAACTGCAATAGCTTCGGGAAATCTTTTTCTTAAATCTTCCCATGTACCGGTTTCTTTGTCACCTAGGAAGAAAATATCAAAGTTATGTTTTCCTCTATACACATCGTAGTCACCGCAAATGTTAGTTTCGGTTACAAGATGTGTTTCATCATTTACGATAGTTGGTACAAGTCTAACTTTTTCCCAACTACTTACACGCTTGCTTTCTTTAAAAACATATGGAAAACAAATAGTACATCCATAGTCATCACGTTTGGGTTTGTAGTGCCACGGAAACGATCTATATACTTCGATATCTTTATCAACAACCCATACATAATCTGACTTATCTTTGAACTTTTCGAGTTGTTTTAAATCGTAGTTCTTTGCGTCTTCTACATATAGGATTGGAAATCTTTGCAAGATATGATTTTTTAAAACATCTTGTGCATTGTAAGTCTTTTTACTAAATTTTTTAAAACGTTCAACTGTATTCATTTGTCTCATCTAAAATAAATGCTTTTATTCCGTAGTGTGCTACTTGTTTACTCAAGTCAACATCAATAAAAGTTTTGAATCCATACTCGTTTGCTTGTCTGCAAAAATAAATATCTTCACCTACAAAGTTGTCTTCTGCTTCGTTATAAATGTGAGTAAACCACGGCTTAGGTAACGTTTCAAAAACTTTTCGACTTACTAACATGCACCCCATTCCAACTGCCCAAACTTTATGCAAGCCTGTTTTGGCATCTAGCCTAGCATCTAGATCGTGCTGATTGATAAATGCAACACTTCTTAATGGTTTAACTCTTGTGCTATAAGTTGCAGCAACAATATCTTTATTGTGTGCGAGCAACTGATCAACTGTGTCTTTTGGAAAGTGCATGTCACTGTCGAGCCAAAGTAAATAGTCCGATCCACTTTGTAATGCACGATTTGCTAGTATTTGTCGTAGGTCTGGAATAACAGTTCCTAATGCAGAAAATATTTCAAAATCTACACCGGACTTTGCCAAGTGCGAAGTTAAATTAGCAAGAGACTTGGCAAATCCTAGGTGTACATAGTTGTGTGAAGGAATGCATATTGCAATTT